AAGAGCTGATGGAAGCGGAGATTATTATGTGAATTACATAGTAGATAAGAAAAGAGGTAGCTTAGTAGTTAGCGGTGATTTGGGTGATAGCATTGCCACTTGGTATAACAAAATTAAGCCGTCAAATCTTAAAAATTATGTAAAAAATGATATTGGGTATTACATAAGCAAGATTCAAACAGCATCAGATTTGTTTTATTATGATGAAAAAGATGTTGTAGAGAGTATTAAATACAATCTTGAGGATTTTGATTCCGATGACATAATATCTTCGTATAGCGACCATAGTTCGTGTTATATGGAATCGGAAGATGATGTCTGGGAAGAACTTGAACATGAAGTTTCAAACTGCATTTACGGCAACAAGTTTATACCATCAGAACTGATTGTAGATTTTTGTTCTGAACTTGATGCTGATTACTTTGAGTGGCTTTATGATTGTGGCAAACGAATACATCCTCGTGTTTATTTATGGGCAGAAGGATTTTATCGTGCATGTAATCAGCTTGGTATATAATGTGCAGAGGTAAGTAACGATGACAAACTTTGAAAAAATCAAACAGATGTCAATTGACGAAATGGCTCGGAGTTGTATGAATTTTTTTGACTGCCCGTACGGCACTCCGTATGTCGGCTGTCCTATGGAAAAGCGATTCAATGACAGCTGTATTGACTGTACAAAACATTGGCTTGAAAGTGAGGTAGAAGAAAATGAAAGATATTAAAAACATTACCGTTAATTACGATAACAATGAAAGCAAGACGATTACAAAGGGACTTGTTATTGATTTTGGTAAACTTGATAACGATGAGGGCGATGTTTGCTTTAGTATGTGCAACATCAAAGGCAAGGATTTGTATTTGATTGTAAACACTGTTATTTCGTTGGCACAGAAACTTGGTATGCTTGATGAGGAGCGTGAAGTAGATTGACAGCTAAACCGATAACAATCACTTGTCAAAAATGCGGAATTAAAGTTATTACACTTTGTACTAAAACAAAATACTGCCCAATTTGCCGGAAAGAAATCCTTAGCGAAAAGGCCAAAGAGAGGGAAAGAAAAAAAGCGTTATCTAAATCTAAAAAATCTAAAATACCATTCAGACCATTGACCGATATTTCTGAATTTTTATTTTGCAAATATGATTTTCTCGGCGAATCTGTTAAGCAGATTGCAAAAGATTATGACCGCAATCCTTCTCAGGTCCGGCAAGTGATTCAAGCAGCAAAGGTAAACGGAAATTATCAAAAGCACATAGACAAGTACAAAGCTATGATAGGACAATGATTTATGAGAACTTTCGATTTAACTTTCGCTCGCCGACTTGAACAAGCAATGACCGAACGAAATATTTATCCATCGGACCTTGCGCGTAAGTCCGGAGTGAGCCGGTCAAACATCTACAATTACATAGCCGGGACAAGTCAACCGTCAGCGTACAATGTTAAGCGAATAGCTCTGGCATTATCAACATCGGCGGATTGGTTACTCGGCTTAGTGGATTAGATTAGTGGATTAGAAAAACAGTCCCTTACTTGGGACGCAAAATAGTATAGAATAGAGTTATGATGCAAGAGGACTATTGCATTATAGCTCTATTTATTATTTTACGAAGCAAAATTATGATTAAACGAAAAGTAACTACGGACTGGATTGTCCGTCAAATCCGTGAGGGCAAGGCATATAGGTTTTATTTAACTGCTGATTGGCAAAGAGTTCGAGATGCAAAAAAAGCGAAAGAACATTACGAATGCGAACGCTGCCGTGCTGTGGGTAAGTACAGCCCTTGCGAAGCAGTACATCACAAACTGTATCTCAAAGTAAGACCTGACCTTGCTCTTGACATTAACAACCTCGAATGTCTATGCAAAGACTGCCATTACAAAGAACATCACAAGTACGAACCCAAAAAATTAAAAGACGAGTTTGCTGAGAGGTGGTAGTCAAAAAAGACATACCCCCGGGTAAAAAATCGAAAAATTCTGAGGCTTATGGATAACGGTGTAAAGGCACGACAGTTTGGTCTCGCGCACGCACACGAGGAATTTTCGAGAGAGGAGAAGCAAATGGCACAGATTAAAATTGCAGAAATCAAAGACAGCTTAATTGAGCAACTGACTTTGAAAGGGGCAAACATTGAAGTCTATAGAGATTTAATCGACAGCTACATTTTTTGCACAAAACTTGAACGAAAAATGCAAGCGGACATACGCAAGAACGGCTTAACATACAAAGCTATCAGCGCCACAGGCAAAGAGTATATTAAGGACAACCCTTCAGTAAAAAATGCCGTAATGTACAACAAACAGCGCTTAGCGATTCTCTCACAAATGGGGTTGTCGATTGACAAAGTTGAGAGTGAATCTGATGACGAGCTGTAAAGTCATAGATGAGTACATAGCCCTTGTTAAAAGCGGTAAATATCGTGTATGCCGTGAGCAAATTCAGTTAATAAAGTTTGTCGAAAACGTCTTTGAGAATGAAGAAATTTATGTTGACGAAGAACAGCTTGAAAAGTATTTGGCTTTGCAGAAATATTTTCCTTATAAACTTTTCGAGTGGGAAAAATTTTGCTTCGCTTTGCATAACTGCACCTACTCTGCTCCCGGTGTTTTAAGATTCCCTGATTTGGTTTGTGTAGTCGGAAGAGGAACGGGAAAAAACGGTTATCTTGCTTTTGAAGATTTTGCTTTGGTGACTCCGGTCAATGGTGTGCGAAACTACGACATTGATATTTGCGCAACGTCCGAAGAACAAGCACAAACGAGTTTTAATGATATTTATGAAATCTTGGAAAATAATGCGTCAAAAATGCAGCGGCATTTTAAGTGGAATAAAACCAAAATCACTAATATAAAAACAAACTCGACGATTAGATACAGAACATCAAATAGTAAAACAAAAGACGGCGGCAGACCGGGCAAGGTAGATTTTGATGAAAAACACGCTTACGAAAAATATGACCTCATTAACGTTTTTACTACAGGTTTAGGCAAAAAGCCTTTACCACGTAGGACGACAATAACCACGATGGGAGATGTTCGTGACGGGCCGCTTGATAACGAACTTTCGGAAGGGCTTGAAGTTTTAAATGGCGATGCCTCGGATAACGGGACGCTCTATTTCATTTGTCGCTTAGACGATGAAAAAGAGGTTTATAATCCCGAAAACTGGTATAAAGCAAATCCGTCTTTACAATATTTCCCTGATTTACAAAGAGAAATAAAGAAAGAATTTGAAGAATGGAAAAAAGATAAAATCAATAATTCAGCGTTTATGACTAAACGAATGAATATTCCAAAAGGCACAGAAGCCCATCCTGTTACTGCTTGGGACAATATCAAAGCTACAAACAGACCTCTTCCCAACCTTGAGGGCAAGCCGTGCATATTTGGCATTGACTACACCAAAACTACTGACTTTTTGGGGATCGGTTTAATGTTTTTGATTGACGGCTCAATCGCATGGAAACCATTTTCGTGGTATTGTTCACAATCTGCGGATTTGGGCAGAATTAAATTTCCTTATGCTCAACAGCCTGATTTACAAAGGGTTGACGGAGCGGAAATACCTCCCGAAATTGTCGCTGATTGGTTGAGAGAACAGAAAGAACATTACAACATTGTCGGCGGAGCGTTAGATAACTACCGCTATACATTACTCAAAGAGCCGTTAATGCAGTTGGGTTTTGAATGCGACCGCAAAGGACGAAACAATCTAAAACTTGTAAGGCCTTCAGATAAAATGCTTGTAGCTCCTCTGATTGCTTCGGATTTCGCTAATCACCGAATTGTTTGGGGCGATTCGGCGTTAATGCGTTGGTACACAAACAACACATCGGCTGTCGAAGATAAAAACGGAAATATTATCTATGGTAAGATTGAGCCGAAATCAAGAAAAACAGACGGATTTATGGCGTTCGTCGCCGCATATACACAGCTTGATTTACTAAAACAAAATCAGCCGATGACGGTTGACGAACTCAAGAATTGTTTTAATGCAATTGTATTTTAAAAGGCAGGTGAAAAAATGAAAGTAATAAACTGGGTGAAAAATCTTTTTAAAAAAGATGCCGTCGCAGCGGAATTTAATGAGGACGGCTCGACAGTCGATGAACAGAGATTCCACCTGACGGAACTCGCCTTATTTACAGCGATTGATTTTATCGCAAGGAGTTTGGCAAAATGCGAATTTATTACCGTAAACAATAACCGAGAAAGTCGCAAAGCTGAATACTATCTGTGGAACTATTCGCCGAATAAGCATCAAACCAAAATTGAGTTTTTTACGCAGGCTGTGGCTAAATTGATTTTCGATAACGAACTTTTAATTGTTGAAACTGCCGATAACCAACTAATGATTGCTGATAGCTTTTCAAGAACAGAACACGCATTGATTGATGATTCTTTCAGCGGTATTACTTGCCGAAATTTCACATACCAACGCACTTTTTTAGAGAGCGAGGTAATTTACCTCAGATATAACAACTTTGCTCTTAACGGCTTATTGGCTGATATGTGCAATACATATGAGCATTTAATGTTGTCAGCTCAGGAAAGGTACAACAAAGCGGTCGGCCACAAAGGCATCTTAGAAATGGATAATTACAGCTTCGGCGACGAAAACTTCGCTGAAACTTATAACAAAGTTTTAGCTAAACAGTTTAAAGCTTTTTACTCGAACAAAAATGCCGTTATGCCGATTTTTAAGGGGATGAAATACTCCGAGCCGTCAACAGACGCGGGAAAAACCACAAACAGCGAAATAAACGATATTCAAAAATTGAGAACTGAGGCTTACACGGTGGTTGGAAACGCTTTGCATATTCCGCCGGCAATTTTAAGCGGTGAAGCCTCTCAACTCTCGGACGCTATGGATTGTGCTATTGGAAATGCAATTGATCCGATTGCAAATATGTTTGAGCAGGAAATCACCAAAAAGAGATTCGGTAGCACCGAATTTAACAAAGGCAATTATCTCTTAATTGACACAACGACAGTCAGACACATTGACGCAATCAGTCAGGCAAATAATCTTGATAAGTCAATTGCCAGCGGTGTGCTGACACCTGCGCAGGCTCAAAAATATTGCAACATGCTCCCTTGCTCTGAGGCTTGGGCGCATACATATTACATTACTAAAAATTACCAAACAATAGCAAATGCTTTGAAGGGTGGTGAATAGAATAAATGAAAAGTAGAAATTACAACATCAAGCAGATTGCCGAAAATCAGAGTGTCTTGCAGATATATCTTTACGGTGAAATTGAGCCGAGCTGCTTGAACATTTGGGGCGACCTCGTGGAATCCAAGACAAGCGCTGAATATATTCGTAAAGCAATCGAAAAAGCCGAAACAATTAACGGCATTGAGCTCTATATTAACTCAATCGGCGGTTATGTCGACGAGGGCGTGTCAATTTACAATTTGCTCAAACGGCAGAGTGTGCCGGTCACTGCATACATTGACGGTATGGCTTGCTCGATTGCCTCTGTTGTTGCAATGGCGGCTGACAAGATTGTAATGCCGTCAAACACAACAATGATGATTCATCATGCAGTCGGCGGTTGTTACGGCAATGCGAAGGAACACAGAGAATTTGCAACCCAGCTCGACAAAATTAGTGAAGCAAGCACAAACTCTTACCTTGTACACGCAGGCGATAAGCTCACGAGGGAAACCCTCGAGCCGCTTCTTGATGCTGAAACATTTTTGACGGCAGAGGAAGCCTTTAATATCGGCTTGTGTGATGAAATTCTTGATCCGGTTGATTTAACCGATTCAAAAGAAATCGTTGATGATGCACAGCAGAAGAAAAACCCGAAAGCAAAACAGGCAGCGGCAGAACTTGCAAAAATGCTTGGTACAAAGCCTAAACCGCCTGAACCACAGACACCACCCGAGCCAAAACCGAAAAATCCCGAAGAAAAGGATAGCTTTGGCTTTATTGAAGAGTATTTCAAAAACAAAAATTATTTATAAAGGAGATTAAAAAATGAAGAATCTTGACGCGATTAAGAACGCAAAAGCAAAGTTTGCACAGAACTTGAAAACTGCCATTGATTCAAAAGACGAAACAAAAATGACCGAGGCTCTCAATGCCTATGCTGATAGTATTCAGCAGTCAATCATTGAGGTCGCACAGGAAATCGGCGAAACCACCGACAACACAATCCTTGCCAAGAGAGGATTCAGACAGCTTACAAGCGCAGAGCAGAAGTTTTACAATAATTTTGTCACAGCGGCAAAATCTGCCGATGTTAAGCAGGCTCTCACAGGTCTTGATGTTACAATTCCTCAGACAATTCTTGACACAGTGCTTGAGGATATTACAAACAATCATCCTCTGCTTGATGCGATCGGCATCGAAAACACATACGGCTCTGTTAAGGCAATCTTTGCTACAGACACAAAACAGCTTGCCGCTTGGGGCACTTTAAACTCAAAAATCACACAGGAGCTTGCCGGAACTATTCAGGAAAAGGATTTCTCAACATCTAAGGTAAGCGCCTTTGTTCCGGTTCCAAAGGATATGCTTGACCTCGGCGCTACATACATTGACGCATATGTTCGCAGAATCCTTGCGGACGCTCTCGCATATGCCCTCGAGGACGGTTTTATCAACGGCAACGGTAACGGCAAACCTATCGGTATGCTTAAAGACCCCGAGGGGGCTGTAAAGGCAGGTGCGTACACTGAAAAAACAGCAACAAAACTCACAAGCCTTGATGTGAAGTCGTATATGGATGTTGTCGCAAAGCTTGCAAAAGGCAAGGGTGGCAAGACAAACAACATTACATCGGTTGACCTCATCGTAAATCCTGTGGATTATCTCACAAAGATTATTCCTGCGACTACGGTGCTTGCAACCGACGGCTCATACAAAAACAACCTCTTCCCCTTCCCGACGAATGTTTATCCGTCAGAAATGGTTACAGAAGGTACTGCTGTAATCGGTCAGCTTTCAAGATATAAAGCCTGCCTCTCAACAGGTAAGGAAGGTAAGCTTGATTACTCTGACCAGTATCAGTTTATTGAGGATAACAGAGTTTATCTTATTAAGGCTTATGCAACAGGTTTTTCGCTCCACACAAACGATTTTATCAAGCTCGACATTTCGGCGCTCAACCCTGCTGAAATTAAGGTAACTCTCAATCAGGCAACAACAGTTTAATTTATCACGGAGGTGTTGAACAATGGGAATTATGAACGATGTAGTTAATATGCTTGATTTTGACCGCGAGAATATCGAAACAGATGAAAGCGCAAAGTCAAAAATTGAGTTAATTATAGCCAACGGAAAACAGCACCTCCGCGATTACAACCCTCTGCTTACTGATGAGGATTTTGAACGAGCAACAAGGGCAAGAAGTTTGTTGTTTGATTATTGCAGATACGCTTACTCGAACGCTGTTGAAATGTTCGACCATAATTTTGAAAGCGAAATTCTGAAATTAAGGCAGGAATATGAGGTGAAAAGCTATGATTTTGAAGAATAACATAGATTTTTTAACCTTTAATGACGGTGTTGCGAAAATCTATGAAACCGATGAAAACGACGACATCATCGCCGACAGCCTTAAAAAATATCGTTTTGGCAACGAAAAAATCGGTGTAACTCGTTTTTACGGAGCTAAACAGAACGATATTGAACTGTCGAAAGTTATCCATATCCACAAAGATGAAACTTTGAGAACGGATATGGCGGTCATTATTGACGGCACACGGTTCAAGATTGAACAAATTCAGCACGATAAAAGCAAAAATCCCCCTTGCTCGATTGTGAGCCTGTCACAGAGGGGACTGTATGAGGGTGGTGCAGATGTTTTTTAAAAACTACGATGAATTTGTTGAACTCATAAAGTCTTGTGGTTTTAAGTGTGTGGAGGCAGATTACAACAAGTCAACCCCTGCTCCCTATCTTGTTTACTTTAAAGACGAGGAAGAAGGCATTTACGCAGACGGTAAATGCCTTTGGAAAACTGCAAAAATCATCATAGAACTCTACACAGCGAAAGATGACCACACAAGCGAAACGAAGTTTGAGGAGTGGCTCAACGAAAACGGCTTCGGTTGGAAAAAACCAAATCGAGCATGGGACACAACCAACAAGCTTTGTGTAACCTATTACAATTTGAGCGTAGTCTTTGAAAATTAAAATGAGCAGTTACAAAAAAATAGGCATTGACCGAATCGGCGATACCTTATCGAAAGAGCTTGCAACCTACTCGGCTGACATCCAAATGGGTGTGCGATTGTTGGTTGACGAAAAATCCAAAGAACTTAAAAACGCAATCAAAAAAGAAGCACCTGTCGGCTACAGAAAAAAATATCGCAAATCGTTCAGAATTAAAATCACGAACGAAACATTCAGGTTTTACGAAAAAACAGTTTATGCGGAAAAACCCGAGTATCGGCTTACACACCTTCTTGAAAAAGCTCGTAAAAAGAGAGGTAAAAAAGGCGGAACGATACAGCCGAAGATGCATATTGCTCCTGCGACGAAAAAAATACACGAAGAATTTGAAAGCGGAATAAAAAAGCTCATTAAATCATCGGAAGCTTTTGGTGGCGGTGATTTGAGCGGTATAAAAAGAATTTAAAAACATAAGGAGTGTTTATTTTATGAATAAAACGATCAGAAAAGTTGGTTATGCTGTGCTGACAGAAGGCAGCACAGGCGAAATTACATACGGAACACCGATTTGGTTTAAATCCGATGAAGCAGGCGGCAGAAGTATCGGTGCAGAGCCTATCGGCGATTCAAACACAATCTACGCTGACGGCTTGCCTATTATTGTAGCGAGTGCAAACGGCGGTTACACAATCAGTCTTGAGCTTATTTCAGCAGTCGACGACATCGAAAAAGATTGGTTTGGCAATGATGAAGCTACAGAGGGCGGCATTATTGAGAAGGGCGGTATCAAAGTGATGCCGAGATTTGCCCTCCTCGCCGCAAAGGAAACATACAAAGGTGACAAGCTCTACGAGATTGACACATATTTTGACTGCGTAGCAGCAAGAGCGAGCAGAAACGACAAGACATCAGAGGGTAACTTTGATCCACAGTTCCCAACATTTACAATCACGTCAAAACCACGCCCTGACAATGACTTTGTGCGCTACACATCATATGCAGATACTCTGCCCGAAAGCGTTGTAACTCCTACTGTAAAGGCTGTAAAGGCTGCAAAATCGGCAGTTCCTACAGATCAGGCCTCATCAGACACTACAAAGGCGGCTAAGAGCTAATGAAAGACACAGTTGTTATTAACGATAAAAATGTTGAGGTTGAGGTTACGGCTTACACAATGCTCATCTACGAGGACACATTCAAAGGCCACAGTTTTCTGCGTGATGCCGACCGTGTTCTGGTTAAAAATCTTAACGATGTAAAGTTCGGTTCTGCCGTAAAGCTTTTGTGGGCAGCGGCAAAGACGGCGGACGATACAATTTCCAACTTTAAGACTTGGGCGAAAGAAATCAGCATTAAGGACGCTATTTCGGCGACTGACACAATTATCGAGCTCATCGTTGACAGCCTTAAAAGCGACAGCCCAAAAGCGACAGCGACAGCGACCTAAACGGATTTAAAACTTTCCTGACGGCGAAAGAGGTCTTATCTTATGCCGTCAGGTGTGGTCTGACTGTCGCTGATTTACAAAGATTTACAATAGGTTTTGTGTTGGATTATATCGAAACCTATTTTGCATTGCGAAATAATAAAAACATCCATGAAGATGAAGAAAAATATCAGAAAATGAAATCTGTGTTGCCTTTCGTGACAGAAAGATTTGAAAGTAAAGAAATCTCGGAAAAGCAGTATAGCGAGTTTATGAACAGATACAAAAAGTTGGAGGATAGATATGGCATCTACAATTAAGGGTATTACCGTCAAAATTGCAGGCGATACAATGGACTTGCAGAAATCTTTAAAAGCTGTGCAGTCCTCATCCTCGAGCTTGCAGAAAGAACTGTCCGCTATTAACAGACAACTGAATTTCGACCCTGAAAACACCGTTCTGCTCGCTCAAAAACAAGAAGTATTGAGAGAGCAGATTGATAAAAGTCAGTCTGCTCTTAAAAAGTTACTTGATGTGCAGGATCAGGTCGAAGAACAGGCCAAAAACGGCGAAATCTCAACCGAACAGTACAGAGCTTATCAGCGTGAAGTTGAAAAAGCGAAAAGCAAACTTGAAACTTTCACTAAACAGCTTGCGGAAACCGAGGAAAAAGCAAATGCAATAAACCTCGAATCAGCACGGACTGAAATGTCAAAAACTGAAACAAGCGTTGATAAAGCAGGCGATAGTTTTAAGGGGCTTGAAACGAAGTCCAACAACACCGATTTGTCAAAAATCAAAAAGGAAATGGACGGTGTTAAATCATCTGCCGATAATCTTAAATCCGCCGTCGGTGATGCCTTAAAAGAAGCTACTGCTACAGCAACGGCAATTGGCGGAGCTGTTACAGGCGCAATTGTAAGCGCAAACGGGGAACAAAAGGCTCTCAATTCTTTGCAGGCACAAGCAGGCTTGACCGCCGAGGAGATGACAAAATACAAAGATGTCCTTGAAGATGTTTACAAGGGGAATTTCGGCGAATCTCAGGAAGAAGTTGCAAATGTCCTTGCTTTAATTAAGCAGACAACGAACGAGACCAATCCAAGTAAGCTTAAAGATATGACCGAAAATCTCTTTACATTGAGAGATACATACGATTACGATTTTGTTGAAACCTTGAGAGCGGTCAACATGCTTATGGAGCAGTTTGGCATAACAGGCGAAGATGCTTTTAATCTCATTGCGCAGGGCAGTCAAAAAGGCCTTAATAAAAACGGCGATTTGCTTGATACAATCAATGAATACTCCGTACATTACAAGCAACTCGGCTATGACGCAAACGAGTTTTTTAATTCGCTTGAAAATGGCTCTAAAGCAGGTACTTTCAGTATTGACAAGCTTGGCGATGCCATGAAAGAGTTTGGAATCCGTTCTAAAGATACAAACTCGAGTACGCAGGAGGGATTTACTCTTCTTGGCTACGGCGCAAAAGCCTCAGCTGAGGACATTCAAAAAGCCAAAGATGAAGTCGCAAAGCTCGAAAAAAATCTTTACTATGCGAAAGAGGAGCAAAAAGGTTTTAACAGCTCAACAAGCGAATTGACAAAGCAAAAAAACGCTGACAAAATTGCCGAATACTCCGAGGCGTTAAAAACCGCAAAAGAAAAGTTGTCAAGCCTTGAATCAGCGGGCAAGGGTGCAAAATGTAGTATTGAGGACTTGCAGAAAAGATTTGCAAAAGGCGGTGATAGTGCAAAATCGGCAACATCGGAAGTCTTAAACGCTCTTTTTGAGATGGATGATAAAGTCAAGCAAAATCAAGCAGGCGTTGACTTGTTTGGCACAATGTGGGAAGATCTGGGTGTTGACGGCGTAAAAGCTTTGATGAAGGTTAATGGCTCTGCTGACAAGACCAAAAACACGATGAAAAAAATCAAAGACATCAAATATGACGATGTTGAAGCTGATTGGGAAAGTCTTGGTAGAACCGTACAGACTGACATTATTAACCCGATAGGAAAATCATTGTTTCCTGAGGTTAAGAAACTTTGTAAATTTGTTGAAAACCATACTGACGATATTATCCCTACATTAAAAGTTGTCGGCTCTCTTGTAGGTGGCATTTGGGTAGGCAGAAAAACAACCGCTGTTGTAAGCGGTGTACAAAGCCTTATAGGCGCATATAAAAGTCTCAGAACTGCTACAGAGACTGCCAAAATCGCACAGGAAGGTCTTAACCTCGCACAGAAATCAAACGCAATCGGAATCATCGTAGGCTTAGCGGCTACGCTTGTAGGCTCCTTGTGGTCAATTGCAAGCGCAAACGATGAAGCCAAAGAATCACAGGACAAGCTCAACGAAGCGCATGAAAAAGCTCAGGAAGAAATCAAAGAGCTGAAAGATGCCAATGATGAATATGTTCAGAGCAAAAAAGATGCAGCGGCTGAGGTTGAAAGCGAATTTCAATATTATGACAATTTGTGGATCGAATTACAAGGCATTGTTGACAAGAACGGCGAAGTAAAAAAAGGCTATGAAGACAGGGCAAAATTTATCACAAATGAGCTGAGCAAAGTTACAGGTGATGAAATCACTTGGAACGGCAATGTTATTCAGTCCTATAAAGACCTTAAAGGCTCAATTGATGATGCACTTGAATCAAAGAAAGCCCTTGCTATGTTATCAGCTACAGAAGATGCTTATCAGACTGCTGTATCAGGTCTTGCAGGAGCGAAAACTGACGCAATAAATGCTTATGCCAAAAAGAAAAAGGCACAAGAAGAGCGCGACAGTGCAGCGGAAACCGCACAAAAATATAATACAGAAGGACTTGACAGAAACAAAAAAATAATCAAAATTGCGGGGTGGGCATTTGAGAATGGAAAAATCTCGCAAACCGATTATCAAAAATACCTTAAAGACGCACAAAATAAGCAGAATATAGCTAAAAACGAGCGTGCTTTATCATCATTTGGCGCGGCATACGGTGCTGAAAGTCAAAAAGCTAAAGATAACCTCAAAGAGAAAGAAAAAACTCTTAAAGAAGTTGAAAGCAAATATAACGAGTATCAAAGAAAACTCGTTAATTTTAACACCACGATCCAAAACGTCGAAAACCTCACAGCGGCAAATGCTAAAGGCAACACCGAAGAGATTAGAGCCGCAATGTCAGATTTATCTAACAACATTGTTACATACACAACAGGCACTAAAGATGCTCTCGAACAGCAGGTCAATGATTTTAAGACAAATGCCGAAAATTTAAGGACGGCATACAAGGACGGTGTTGAAGGCATCACCAAAGACCAAGTTGAAGAAGCCGAAGAATTGCAGGAAAGAGCAGAAATCGAGCTTGCTAAATACAACGATATGTACGGCACGGTTGCCGCAATCGCTACGGGCAAGGCAGACGAAATCAACGCACAACAGCAGAAAATCAAAAACGGTTTTATTGATGCTGAAACAGGTTCAAGAGAAAGCCTTGAAAATCAGCTTGCAAACTTTACCGCAAACTATGAGTTGCTAAAAACTGCAATGGATGAAAATCAACCGGGTGTTACCCAAAAAATGGTTGATAATGCAAGAGAACTTGTAAATAAGGCAACCGGTGAACTCAACAAACTTGAAGGCAACGGCGAAACCGCCGGTAAAAACGGCACAGAGGGCGTAAGTGACGGCATGAAAAACGAAGATGCCCTCGAAAAAGTTGATAAATCAGGCAAAAAGGTTCTTGGCAAAGCCGAAAACAGTCTTTCAGAAAGTTATAACAAGGGTTATCAAAAAGGTAAGGATTTTACTCAGGGTTATATTAAAGGCTTGAGCGAAGGCGGACCTACAGGAAGCCTTCACGCCGAAACGAACAGGCAGGCAAGAGAACTTGCCGAAACAGGTCTTATTTCTCTTGCAAATGCACAGGATTCACACTCACCATCAAAAAAGACGAGAAAACTTGGAGCTTACTTCGGTGAGGGTTATCGTCTTGGAATCGCCGATGAAATTGCTGAAACGCAAAAAACAGTAAGGTCTTTAACTTCGAGAGCCCTGTCAGCAGTTGAAGGTGATCCAATCGGATCGATTAACAATAAATTCGCGGACATTCGCACCCAAAGTCAAAACGCAGCGGTAAATGGTCAGATGTCGAAAATTGTTACAAATTCACCTACGATTGAAATTAAGCTCGCTGGGGATGTGGTAATTAATAATGACATGGATGTTGATGATTTTAACCGTCGTGTTTCCGCTGCAATTGTTGAAACCCTTGATGGTGAAGCGTCGAAGTGGGGAGGTTAAAGATGAGGCATAGTTTTACATACAACGGTACTGATTTACGAACATTGGGCTTTTTTATAGCTACACCTCCTAAATATCAAATTGCAAAGCGTAATTTTGATTTTATCTCTGTTTATGGAAAAAACGGCGGAGTGATTTCCGATAACGGTGTTTTTGACAATGTTGAAATGCAGCTTGAAGTCAACAGCTACCCGTACATCGTACCAAACGAAAATAACGCAGAGCTTGTAAGAGCACTCGCCGAATGGCTTACCGTTTGGGACGGCGAGTATAAAATCTTTAGGGATTCATATAACCCCGGTTATTATACAAAAGCGATTTGCACAGGGGTTGAGCCAATAGAAGAGGTTGCCCCACTTTGCTTGTCAACAACAATAAATTTCAGCCGAGTGCCGTTTTGGTATAGCGATTTAGGGCAGGAGATTATCCGACCAAAATTGACCTCAACACAAAACGCAGAAATCAAAATTTACAACCCTGAAAATTACACCGCCGAGCCTTTCATCAAGATTATCAATAAAGACACAAAAGTTAATCCGTTGACGCTGACGGTTAATGATGATCAAACTTTAACGGTTAAAACATCATCGGATAAGGATTATATTGAACTTGATTCCGAACAGCAGTCCGCTTCTTTCAATAATGGCACGAGCTTGGCGAACAATTGCATAAGTTGTACAGAGTTTCCAAAGATTTTGCCCGGTTGGAATAAAATAAAACTCTCAGGAAAAAGCGCAAATGCGTTTACTGACATTGAAATTAAGCCGAACTGGAGGAGATTGTGATGTATCCTATTCTGTATAACATCGCTGACTATTACAAGAATCCAACACCATTGTTTGATTCTAACGGTTTCGGTTTTTTGACTGAATGCACCGAGTTCTTGGTGACAATGGAGCAAAATGGCACATACAGCTTTAGTGCGAAAATAAAAAGCACAGATAAGCTCGCGTCAAAAATAAAAATAACTTCATATGTCAAAGCGAAAGTAAATAATGTATCCGAGCCACAGTATTTTTATGTCACAAAAATAGAAGTCGATAAAAACGGTGATTTAACCGTGTCGGGCGAACATGTGTCAAGAATGTTCTTTCAAAACGGAACAATTCCTCGTGCAATGGACGGATCGATGTATGGCACGCCGAAAGAACTCATTGACCACTTTATGCGAGATTATAGCCAAGTAGGAGAACCTCTGCATATGTGGTTTACGGAGGCTCCCTATAAGTGGTTTAGTTTCAGCTCATCAATCACAGCAAAGAAAAGAATTTACTTAGGCTATTCACAGGCGGTAAAGTTTGAGGACCTTTTCAAAGACGATGACGAAGGATTAATAAATCAGTTTGACGGTGTTCTGTATTTTAATAATTTTGACATTTATTTTAACAAAATCAGTACAGCAGGTGCGAAAAGTGGCTATCGTATAGCTTTCGGCGCTAATGTGTCAGATTATAAGCAGACTGCTGAAATCGGCAATTACTATACACATATTATGCCTTACGCACGATGCAACACTACGAATAATAAAGAAGTCGTCGTGTCAAGTCCTGACCCATATGAAACAGGTTTAAAACGGAGTATTAAAAACACATATTTATACGACTGCACAAGTAAAATCAAGAAATACACTTTAAACACAAGCACCGGCGAAAACTACGAAGAAGTCAGAGATGCTTTGCGTAATGCAGTTGCTGATTATAACTATTCGACGGAACAAACATCGGAAACCCTGAGTATAAGGGTAACTCTTGAAAACGAGCTCACTAAAATGCACGCAATCAAACTTTATGATGAAGTGACGGTCGTAATGCCGGACGGCACGAATCTTAGCCGAAGAATTTCAAAAACTGTTTACGATAGCGTGTCCCAAAAATACAAAGAAATTACAATCGGTGACTTAAGTATGTCAATGTCTGATTTGCTGAAAATCCAAAGGAGGTTTAGAAGATAATGGCAATTAGTATGAAACATAAATCAATTACAATTGATGTAAATGACCGCAACGCACCAAATGTTGTTGCAATTGCAAATGTAAATGACAAAGCGGTTCGCTATCTTGATGTAACATTAACGGCAAGCGGTGAAAAATTGACCTTTGCAGATTGCACAGTAACTGCAACCTTTGCAACTGACGGATATTTAATTTCGGATTCAGTCGCTTGCACAATAAACAGCGCAGCGGATGTTATTACCGTTCCACTCGAAAATTTCAAGTCCATGTCAGGCTTTTTAGCGATTGAAATCAAAATTGCAAACGGCGAAACGCAGGTGTTGAATACACCGCTTGCTTTAAAAGTTAAAGTGACTCCAAGTCTTCTTGATAAGAGCATGATCAATAAAGACAGCGCTGGCACGACCGCTGAAATCTGTAGAGAGGTTGCCACGGCACGGGGTGATTATGATAACCTCAACGCAAGGCTTAACGGGATTGATTCTGCTGTAACCAACAAAGCAGAGAAAAACACGGTCAGTCAGTTGTCAGCTCGGATGCAGACGGCAGAGAAAGCCCTTACAGGCAAGGCAAACGCAACAGATGTAGACAACGCTCTTAAAGCGAAAGAGGACAACTCAAACAAAGTGAGTTCCAAAACGGACATCACAGACAGCAGAGTTAATTATCCAAGTATTGAATATCTTGACGCTTATTATTACAAGGCGAACGAACTCTATTCGTCGGAAGAAACGGACGAACTTCTCGGAAACAAGGCAGATGTCAATTCTGTTTATTCAAAAGCCGAAACCGATAATTTGCTCGGTGAAAAAGCTGACAAGTCAGATGTTGATACCTCACTGGCAAACAAAGCTAACCTTGTTAATAGCTCGAATATTTTTGATTTTGATGTTTGGGCGAAAGGGTTACAGAGTTTGACTATACCAGTTTATCGGGGCACACTTGATGAATTGAACTTTGCCGAAAAATCAATTACCATTACCCCTAACCCTACATCAAACGACACTTTTACGATGGGTTGGTACGCACCTTTCCCCGAAACAATGAAAATAAGTGTAAAACCAAATACTAAATATTGGATTTGTTGGCTTACAAACAACAATAACAGCAATGCTTTTGTATTTTTAAACGGAAACAGTACCAATAATGTAAGAATAACACGTGGTAAAGGAACATTTGTCACAAACAATGATACATCGTTTATAACGATTAGGTTTGGTACTAATAACAGTGGTACTTTCAAGGTGTCCAAAATTATGATTGCCGAAAAAGAATCAATCTACTTACCGAATGAAGTTGCAGAGGGCGTCCCAGAGGTTGCAGACGAAATTTTGACATTTGAAAAGACAACCCAAACTTCACTTGACGGTAAATACGATTCAGCGAACATAGAGAGCGGTACATCAACGCTCACGCCGCATTCGAACGTTACCAACAAAATCAAAAGTGCAAAATGTACATATAAGACGATTGGTGATGTTGTAATTGTCAGTGCAACCGTCAAGATGAATGCCACTACAATTGGAGCAAACAGCACATATCCGCTGATTGATTTACCATACAAATGCATTGCCGAGGACAATGTTTTTTGTGTCGGCATTTCAAACCTCGGCAAGGTCTTTAAATTTGTTGTGTTAAAAAATAACACTTGGTTGCAGTTTCAAACACAGGATAGGACGGATTACACATTCGCAGACGGCGAACAAATCAATGCGATTTGTTTGTACAAAATTAAATAACGGAGGTAAAAATCATGGAACTTAAAGAAAAAATCACACTCGATATGCTCACAAAGGACAGCGTGTCGGTACTCAGACAGCAGTTTTTGACCTTTAACGGTGAAGAAATGCAGGT